CGCAAATGATGGAACTCAATGTTGCGGGACCCACGTATAAATGCATACAAATTATGGACAGCGTGTTGATTTAAATCGCCCATAAGATCGGGATAATTCTCACGATAGAATTGCGTGCACATAGCCACGCCATAACGTACCTGCGACTCGGTTTTAACAGCGCTGAGACGCTCCTGCAACGACATACGTGCCTCAAGAAAATGCTTCTCGTCACGGTAGTTCTTATCCAAGAATTTCGCACTGTACCGTACGACATCGGGAAACAATCCCTCAGGTGTGAGGAACCATCCGGCAAATTCACCGACATCACTATTATGCAGTTTAAGACCGTGTCCGAGTATCTCCAATATGTCATCAGCTTGCTTCGTGCGAATACAACGATCGCACATAACGCATGAGTCATCGCCTTTAAATAACGCAAACCGGAAGTTCTTATAATCGAATAGCGCGAAACACAACGCCATATTGCCGATGGTGTTCTCAGCGATGGTAAAAGGATTACCAGAGAACTGCTTCTCCTGTCCGCGCAAAGTCGTGACGCCAAAGCGACAATGATAAAGCATCGTCCACGATTCGCGGTACTTAACGAACCAATCGGCGACTTCAGGAGGGCAACCGACGCACTTAATAAGATGACCAGTGAGAGTTTGGAAAGGTTTGCGAAAGCTGGCGTCCCATTCGCTAAAGTCATTCGATGACCACTTATAAGGTGGTTTGAACTCGGTCATAAACCGAGTAAAGTGGTCATTGAGTCCGGCCTCAGAGTCGTGCGTGGCGAGAACGATATTACGCTTATTAAGCAGCAAAAGCTCACGAATACGGTCGAGTAAAACGCGCGCGTAAGCAGAAAAGATGATATTGACCCGCTTACTAGTAGCTGCAACACCCTGGCCGACCTTGTCGCTAGTATCAAAACCGATCTTTGGGTCAAATTTGCACTGCCTCTTATTAAAGAAACCAATCGCCTCCTGCAAATCATCAAAAGCAACACCAAGCTCACGGAGGGCACTAGGATTGGCTTGCACCTTGTCGTGGAGCTTCTGCAGATAATCAACCGCATGGGTGACCAAATACTCGTGTGGCACACGTAAATCCGCTTGCAACTTCCGAAAGTTATGTGGGTTGCCATAAATAGCCTTAGACAGCCCGTTGCATAGCGCTGTGTAAGACACCTCAAGGTTACGTTTATTCATAGGCTGCTTATATTTCTTAGAATATCGCTTGACTAAGGTAGCCAGCGTCTGCTCAGTAGAATTCGACACCTGATTCTTAACGAACTTATGTAAACTAACCTTATAAGCGATAGTGCTAGTGTCCGGATTAGCAGCAGTATCAAGATCAGTGCGCAATTGCCCACTTTCGACTTTAGGAAGTACTGGATTAGTAGCGAGCAGGAATTCATTGCGGGGGTCGTTGACAGGAGCGATAACACTTTCGAGAATGGCGCAGGCGGTCTCGGCAGAAGCCTCGACTTTAGCCACTTCAGTCGGTATTGTGACAGGTAGCGACATCTCGCGCACCGGCTTCGCATCATGTCCTATATATATCTGCGAAATCTCCTCATAGCTCTTAAACACGGTGCCATGGATAGCATAAATTTTTCCAAGGTAGTCACAATCACCGGCGATAACTAACTGATTTGTAGCCCTCGTCATGGCGGTGTAAATCCACTCGCTCTTATTGACAATCTGCGAAGCAACACTGGCAGAGTCGATATAAAATACGACAGTGTGATCACGGGAGCCAGTATATGTAGTGATAGTGTGTGCATTGAGCCCCTTAGCAGCCAGGTCCTTAACAGTTGCGTCATTGAAGGCGATAACTGGTATTTTTGACGCAGCGAACTGGACAATATCACCGCGGAAGTAAACGAGAGCGTCAACAATCGTAGAGTGAGTGCGAATGCGGTACTGGTGGCGGTCGTTGAGTAATTTGGCAACATCCTGGGGGATCTTGTACGCATCCAGAATGTTATTAGTGATGCCATACTTACTCAGAGTAGGATAAACGCGCTTAGATTTATAGTTGACGAAGGGCGTTTGATTGACATCACCCAACACAATAATATCGACATTAAAATAACAATGTAAGAGCGCGAAATAATGAAGCGGGAACTGTGATAACTCATCCACAACAATACCCTTGACTTTACGGACATCCACCTTAAAAACAGCATGAGGCGTATATGACTGCACACCCGATTTTTGATGACGCATAGCCAACTCTTTAGTTGGCGCAATAAATGTGTAACGGGCGTAACGATCATAAGCACGTGTGCTCTTTGAAGCACTGGCAACGCCACTGATAACAGAAATGTCAAATGTATCATGCATGGCGCGGAAGGCAGGTTTATATTGTTCCATACCGTCAAAATACTCGGCGACAAAGGTATCCATATCGTCGGGCACAGGGAGCTTATGAACTGTAGTATCACGATTGTACAAATCGTAAGCCTGGTAGAACCGTTTGGCGTTATCGGCATACACATCGCGCTGGAATCCGCGCAAAATAAAGTAACGCTCAGTGGTGACACGGTTCTTAACATTGAAGTTCTGGGCCTCTATAGTCGCAAAATGCCGCGCATATAAATCAAAGACAGCGTGTCCGTTACCAAATGATTTAGTAACAAGAATACCGCCAGGTGACAATTGATTTACAAATAACTCATTTGCCTCATCGATAACGGTCTCCGAGTCAATAGGACGGCCGATATCATTAAATATACAATCGAAAACACGATTGCCGACAGCAACCTTTAACTCATCGATGTGGTCATAAGGAAAATTCGGAATCTTATAGCGCATGGGTAATCTTCCGTCACCGCGATAATAGCCGCACGTTAGTTGAATCTTTTTATCCGCCATACAAAGATTTGAAAAATCACCGGGTGCAGCAGAAATATCAAGCACGCGCCCTGCAACACCGATAGTGGAAATGATGTTGGTGAATTTAGTAACGCCCTTAGATGAGGATGCAGTCTTCTTAGGCTTGACCTTAGCGGTAGCAATGATTGGTTGTGCATCAACCTCACGAAACAAATCAGTAAGATCAACCTCATTGCCACCCTGCGGTTTAGAGCTGTAATGCCCAGCCGGGCCGTTGACACCGTTATGATAAATATTAATTATCGGCCATTTATCGTCTCCAGCGACAAAGGGGGCAGCGCCACGAACATGATAACGGACTGCGAAGTGCCATTGCTGCGCTAGCAAATCAATAACGTACAGCGTGCAATCGTTAACTACACCTCGATACACATACTCTGCAATCTGTTTCGGTGTTACTTTACCCGAACATGCCAACAAATAAACAGAATGATGAAAGATATCTGTTGGTGACGAAGGTGCGGCAATATGCAAACAAGGCTCCCGCTTAACGGCCTCGTAGAATGCCTGCATCGCACAATGCCCCGCTATAAAAGTGTCAGGTAACATAGCAGGTTGCAACACCGTGGCGTTGACCCCGATGCGAGCGACACACGAAATGTCGGCGCTAAGTTTATCTATATCGCAATCAGTACATAAAAATGTCTCGATACGGTCCTCGATGCCGTCTGGGTCATCGAGATCCTGGCCAGGACAAACAGTTGCTGTCTCAATACTGCTAGTGCTGGTAATGTCATCGTCATCCTCACACTCCTGTTCCTCGGGCGTATAGTCCTCAATAGTGGCAGGATTATAGTGTGGAGCGAGATATCGCAATTGGGCATGCTCAACATGACGGATGACATAATCTTCAAGTGGTACACATTGATAATCCCAGAGTTGCTCGCCAGCTGAATCAATGGGACAATCTTTAAGTTTCATAAACACCCGATGAAACATCTGTTTGAAACCGAGCCAACAAGAAGGACCACCGTAGTGATCTTTAAGAAATTTAAAAGTACGCGAGATACCTGTGGTACGATCGGTGCGCTGAACAGCACCGAGGACAAACAAGGAAAATAAAACTCGGTAGTACTCTTGAGGTCCGCACTGCCATGACTCCTGATAAGTCGTACCGCCGATAACTATATTGCGGCGTAAACCACTGGTGTATGTGGCCATTTCTTGAAAGCTATATGCAGCATCCGCTGTGCGGTTTGCGTAAGCCGATATAGCAAGAACGACATTCTCAGGCACTAAATAGTGTCGTAGTTGTTTCTGCGGATATGCAAAACTGTTGACCATGGACTGATAAACGTCCGGGACCAGGTACATATGAGGAAACATGCGTGTTAAAGGTATAGAAATATAATAGCTTTCAGTCGGAAAGTAACTAACACGCGTTAAATGAATAATGTGCAGAGGACCATGAGTCCGCACATGTTCAATAGTAATAACAAAATCGTCATCGACGCGCACAGCGGCGGTAGTAGCCCAATCACGCCAAGTTTTAACGGTGTGACGATATGGCGTCGAAAAATCCCCCATAGAGAAGAACAAGTGGCTTCCATCCTGCCTCGTGCGGAAGAATGGGTATATATTATTAAGGTGTTCTCCATAAAACTGTGGAGGTATGTAGAGCGCAACTAACATGCGTACGGTGTTGTGCCTTTTAAAAATGGCTGCAACATCTCGCATGGAGACGTCATACATAGAATGAACGGCATAAATATGTTTAGCCTCGTAATCGCAATTCTGTGCGCCGTTCGTACAGGCCGGTGTCGGGGCCCGACGGAACGCATGGTCGCGCAACGTATAATCAGCGTCGTGGGTATTGACAACGCGAGAGCAATCACGAGGGTTATCGAGAAGTAGGCAATTGTGGCGCGCGCGGAGCGGAGCGTGCGCCGCGTCCCCAATAGTGAGGGTAGTAATTCCTTGCCGATTATCTTCTTCGATTTGCCGTTTGAACATATCATTGGCGTATGCATTAAGCACGCCAAGAACAGGATGTGAGCAGTCAATGGCTCGACCTTTCTTAACCAAGATGTACTGGTTAGGAAAGCATTGCTGCAAATGCTCCGCATCTTCTCCAGATATGCGGTAACTATGGTAGAAAGCGTTCGCCACGCAATTTGCGTGGTATTCCTGCAAGAGCCGGGCACGATCACTGTCAACGACAGCACGCGACTCTTGCGTATGATACTTTGTTACGTATGGTGTAAGCATCGTAATTGGTAAGTATTATGG